ATAAAGAGGATTCTATCCTCTGTTGGTACCTCATCGTCTGTCATGCCGTCAACTGCTGCTGCAAGTGCAGAGATAACATCTGCGCCTGTAGAAAGAGTGCCTGTAGCTGTGCTGATTCCATCCTTACCGCAAAGAGTAGCGAATGTAAAAGCATCTGCCTCTGGAGCAACCTTTGTTCTAAGGAACTGAGCATTGAGCTGACCGAATGCAACCTCTGCTGTCTCCTCATTATCAAGGTAATCTACAGAGAGCTTACGGCCTCTGTCATAGTTGAACTGTACTGTTTCATACTCAAGGCTTACATCGCCGTTAACGTAACCAGAGTTACGTGAGTAATCAGCAAGACCGTCCATTGAAATCTTTGGAATCATGATTTCATTAGCCTTAGCACCCTGTTTAGCTGTATTTGGATCAGAATCCAAAACAGATGTTAATGATGCTGCCTGGTACACTTCATCAAGAAGTGCTGTGTAGTTTTTTGATAACTGAATCATCTTCTTTGTCCTCCGTTAATTTTCTTTTTTTGGTGGTAATCCCATGGCAGCTCTTAAAGCTGATTCCTCGACCTTATCGGCCTTGTTATCATCTGTCTGCTGGCCATTAGGAGTTGTAAACTTTGCTGCGTTACCGTTAGGGTCCTTAGCAAAAGAATCTGGATCACTTTCCTGTACACCCTTAAGGTAATCCTCAAAACCTAAAACCTTACCATCACGCATCTGTAATGGCTCTTTTTCTAGGTCTGCTATAAACTGCTTTTTAGCAGCGTTTGATGAGAACTTAACATCAGCTGTTAACTTTTCAATTGCATCGTGATAATCACGAGCCTCTAAGTCTTTCTGGTACTTAGCATCCTTATCCTTGTTTGCCTGTTCCAGCTCTGCAATCTTCTTTTTCATGCCCTCAGCATCTACACCGTCAAAAGCCTTAAGAGCCTCCTCTGTCTGTGAGAGCTTTTCATTTGCATTGTCCAGCTGTGCTTGGACTTTCTGAACCTTTTTATCAGATTCTGCAACAGAAATTACTTCACCCCATCCTTTCTTTTCGATGGTTCCTTTCTGCTCATCTGTAAGCTCTAAGCCCAATTTTTCCAACTCATCAATTAGTTTCATTTTCAATGTCCTCCTGTTTTATAAGTTTTTTTATCTGGGGCAGCCCCAGCAATCGGAATGTACTATTTAAACCATAGTTGGCTTTCATGCTTACAGTGTTACATAGAATTTAGGCACAGATGCGCCAATTTTTAGGCATAAAAAAAGAGCTAAGTTCTAAAATTTTAGAATCTAGCTCTTATATTTTTGGTATTAAAAAAGCACCCTGTTTAGGATGCTTTCTGTAAATCTAGCTTTTCCATATACTCTGAAACAAAATCTATTTCATCATCACTTAATCTGCGTAACGGATCATTCTCATAATCTGTTTCAGTATTCTGTTTGCTATTCATTTGTTCACACAATGTTTTATAATATTCTTCTATTGTACATCCCATTTTCAACTCAATAGTTTCTTTACTCATGGTATCAACTCCATTTCTACTCCATAGGTTAATAGATTATTAATGGCTGAATCAATTTTTAGCTTATCCTTATTATACACAGCATTTTCTAGCTTTGCAAGTTGTGTGTTTATTCCTCTTTTTTCATTAAATGTAAATGCAGTTTTTCCTTTTTGAATAGAATACTTATAAATTGTTCCATCATGGCAAATTGCTAATCCATATTTATACCTACGTTCCAACGTCGTAAAGATATCCTCTTTACTTGGTGCTGAGCTGCTAGGGTGATTATGAACGCCTATAAAAGTGTAGTCTGGTGCCGCGTTTAATTTTTCTAACATATTTTCAGTAGGCTTGCACCTACTAACTTTACTCTTAGCATCATAATAATCGTAGTTTTTATTTATCCATGATTTGCCGTTAGCAGAATCTATAAAAGCCAAATCCTCATAATGTGTATTATCTCTGTGTTTAAGCATATCATGTATATTTCTTTGAATCTCAACAACAGTTTCGTTAGATTCTCCTAAAATTGATAACCTTTCACGTAATTTATCAACACTTAAACGTTCGTTATTAACTAGTAATTCTTTGTGAATACTTTTCTTACTTTCTTCTTTTTCCATGGTACCCTCTTTCTTTAACTTAGCTATTGTACCATTTTTCTGATATCCAGCAACCTTTAATCTATCCCTCTGCTGAGTCAATCCAAAATCAGCGCAATACTGCCCATAGACTCTGTTTCTGTTAGTGAGCTTGTGTTCTAGATTTCTTCTATCTCCCATTAGCTGAACGAATAAATCAGTATCATGCTTAACATTATCCAGCTCAGCATCTTTCATTACTATCTGGCGCTTAGTATCTCTTATCTGAGATTCCATTCTACGTTGAGTCTGCATATCCTCATACTTGCATGTATTACGGCGCTTTTCCTCAGCAGCTATGAGGCGTTCTTTCTGCTTATCTGAGTAGTTTTCATCAGCTTGTATTCTAGCTATACGCTCATCAATAACAGATTGCTTATCCTGGATATACTTCTGTTCCTCAGCATCCACTTTCAAGTTGCCCTGATCATCTACCCATGGATTATCTAAATCTTTATCCCATGGCTGGTGTGAGTGTCTGCAATTATATCCGTGTAAGCCGTTAGGGTTCACCACTTGCCCCATACCTGTACTAGGGTCTATATCATAGCCTGTGGCCTCTAATAGGTTAGGGTATCCATCCTCTGAGCCTCTTATCTTGTACGCTCTGCCTTGCCATTCTGCATGGCTATATAAACCGCCTTTATCGCTAATACGTGCGCCTGTATGAGCAGATACAAGCACATACTCAATACCGCCCTCTGCTATATATTGATTTGTTACCTGTGCAGCAGTTTGATTCATGGATGTTACTACAGCGCATCTTACTGCTGCCTCTAGGCTCCTATGAGCTCCTGTAGGATAATCTAGCATTAATCCACTCACAGCCAGCTTATCTAATACGTTAGTAACAGCCTCTGAGTAACTTACAGCTCCAGATGCACATAAAACCTCAGCCTCGTTAAGAGATTTAATTACAGTGTCGTTGTAAGCTCCTAGCGTGGTTCTAGTAAGGTTATCTAGCTCTCCACAGGTTTTAACCCACTCTGCATCCATAGTTTGCCTAATAGCTGGGTTGTTAAGTGGTCCATAATCACCGCTAAAGTAATTATCCAGCACCTTTTTATCATTTGAAAAAGAAGTCATAACAGATTCTTGCAATACCTCTTTCACAGCCTCCTCAGATTGAGCTGTGAGCTCTGCTAAACGCTCTGTAATCTCATTCTGTGATAATCCCATTTGCTGGAGTATAAAAAGCTCTCTATCAGCTTTACCGCCTACTCCGTCAGCCCCTAAAAGGAACTTAGCTATATCTCTTAAAAGGTAATCCTCAAAATCATTGTAATAGGCTGTTACCTTATCTGCTTTGTAATTGAAATCGTTAGGCTTTAACATATTATCTCCTACATATCCTGTTAACTAATGCTTTCCATTTGCTGAGGTTCTGTTCTTTTGCTCTCTCGAACCAATGATCCGTTGCTCCTGGTTCTGAATAGCTTAGTGGTCTACCTGTATGTACAGGCTTTGTAACTCCAGCCTCTACAAATGTTCTGCCCGATTCATCTGTTAATACTTCGCCCTCGTATTGATAATGAGCGTATGGAGCATACCACTCTATGTAATCTCCATATATTCCGTCTGGATATCGCACTTGACTCCTCAACTGTCCTTGCTGGTGTGGAATCAAAGGAGTACAATCCGCTACTATCTGCATATTGAGTTTTTTATGTGCCTCTTTAAAGTTTCTATCAAAGTTATCCGTGTTAATATCAGCAGATACTTTAGGCATATTGAATTTAAACCTCATATAGCCTCCTAATATAAAAGCACCCACTCAACCTAGAATGGGTGCTCGTTACTATTCATCCCCGAATAAGCCTTTATTGGCGTTGGCCTTATCCATTTCAGAACTCATAGCCTTTGCCTCATCCTCAGACATCCCCTCGAATTTCATGAAATACATCCATGCTGGAACCTTACCAGCCTGTACATATTTCCACCAATTCTGCCTGTCCTCCTCGTAGGAGTATGTGATATCGCCCCATGCATAATTAGCCTCATAATCGCCCTTCGGAGCCAGCTCATATAAATCCATAAATACTGATTGAGCATATAGCAGCTCATCTACGCATATCTTAAGAGCATCACGGATAGATTTGATTGTTTGGATTGTCTCTCTATCGTCTGCCTCTACCTGTGTTGCTGTTATCATGCCTGTTTTCTGGTCTAACACAAAATAGCCGTTAGAGTATCCACATTTTCTACCAATGAGAGATAATTGGAAATCTATGCCCTCTTTTCGTGTGCTTGTATTGAGAGCTGGGTTAATCTCGTGATATACCTCATTACTCTCTGTAAGCACATTCATGCTCTTTACATATCTAGGTAGTGGAATGTGTACTCTGTGGCGTTTACCTTTGCTATCAATAACACCTTTATCTGTTAATCTCTCATCCAGCAATACTATTCTAGATGAGTGCTTAACTTCCTCAGCGTTTCTTGAATAAGCTATGTCTAAATCTTTTAATTCCTCCAGCGCCTCTGCAAAAAGTGAAACGCCTAGAGGAGAATCAAAATCAATATCGTTTGCTATTGGCATCTTAAAGTAGCCAAATAACATACCATCTAACTTATCACCGTTGCTCTTTACGATATCAACTACAGGCTCTAACCCAGCCCACTTGGTTTCTGCTAAGCTAATCTCTACTCCTAGTGTAGTACCATCCTTACTCTCAAATGCTTTATTAGTGATTCTGTAGAATGTGCGCTCCTCGTACTCCTCAGAATCCGGCATTTTAACGAATGCTTTAAAGAATGAATGATATTCTAGCTTGGTGTAGTAGTATTTTTCTTTCTGGTAGGTATCCTGAAATACCACTCCTGTTATATTACCATTGCCATCTGTAGAGGTTATCTGGAACCTATCCGGTGTAACAAAATCTACACCCTCTCCATTAGGCTTAAGGATTAATGAGCCAGCAGCTATACCATACTCAACCCAATTCTGAAACCTAGGATATACTGACTTATTCCAAAACTCTTTCATAGCCTCTTTACGTGAGCCGTCAAAGTTAACATCTATGTCTAAGCACACCAGCCTAGCTGTTTCAGAACAGAGGTACTTAGCAAACTTAATACTCTTAATACCGTCGTTCTCGTTAATCCATGGAGCCGAACCAGAATAGATATTAAGCCACAACTCAATAGCCTTACGCATTGTCATTGACTCAACGCCCTCAACTCCAAACTGCTTTTTAACCTCAGTTGTAAACATTCTGCTCCACCATCCTTTAATTGATTCTATTAATCCCATTTATAGCCTCCTATACATAGCCTCTATTAATTCTCTTAGCTATCGTGTAAATGAAATATCTTATTGCATCCATGTGATGATCATTCTCTTTTATGACAGTATCAATACCTGTCTTAGCAGATAGCTTTTCATCCCATGCGTATGATTCAAACTCATTGATACCCTCTATACAGCTTTCATGTATCAGTAAGAATCCTAGTCCTAAGTACTTAGTAACCTCCTGGATACCATTGAGCACATCGTTGTTACCGTCTGTAATGCTAAAAGCACCATACTTACGTATAGTGGCTTTCATGGCTGCCGCTGACGGGTCTATAACAATACTCTGTATCTCATAGCCCTCAGCTATATCAACCAGCATCTGGTAATAGTATTCGTTATCTACTGTCTGGCCCTTTTCTCTACCAGAGTAGTGAGCCTCTTTAATTACTCTTACCTTGCCCTCATCCGTGAACTCTATGAGCTCTACAGCAAATGGGTTCATAGTACCGTAGTCAATAGCTAAGTAATACTCACTGTTAGGGTTGTACTTAACATCACCGCTAAATACGTTACGCTCTCTACTAAACGAGCTGTATACTAAGCCCTCAGCAAGTGCCCATTCGCCCAGGATGTATCTCTTGTAAAGCACTGAGCCGAAATATTCCTTGCAAAGGTTCTCAACAAACTCTTTGCTAAGGAATGGGTTATCAAATATCGTGTATTTCTGGCAGTAAATATCTGCATCAGAATCCAAAAACTTTTTAAGCCAGTGGTTAGGCCCTTGTGGGTTCAGAGCACCATCAAAGCATGAATACTCTTTATCAAGTCGTGATTTGAGCATATCGAAAACATCTTCGTTCCAATCTGCTACCTCATCACCATAACAATACTTGATTGATGCACCACGGAGCTTACTTACCTGTGATACCTTTTCAGCACCTAAGCAGTATACCCACTCACCGAACAGATAACACTTATTCTGGCTGTTGATTTCACCTACTAGCTTTTCACCATAGAGGTTACGCATAGGCTCCAATACGTTACGCTCAATAGTGGACTTAGTAACACCTAGAATAACCGTTAGGCCGTCTTTGCCTGTACGGTTCATGATACGTTTAGGTATTACTAAAGCATAATCCAGATATGTTTTACCTGAACGTGTAGCACCACTCTTAAAGTTCCAACGGTGCGTTGCATTATTCAGATACTCTTGCTGTTTCTTACTTAGCTGTAGTGCCATTACTCTATAATTCCTATTCCATCTAATAGATCATGTAGAGCCTCGATTGTATTATCAGTTTCTGTGCTGGTAAGTTCCTCCCATTTTTCTATTGCTTTAACATCGCCCTCTAAGGCTTTATAGAATAGCGCCTGTGTTACAAGCGCATCGTTAGTCATATCCTCATCATCGAGCCCCATTTCTCCTAGGCTCTTTCTGGCTCTCCTACTTGTTACAGGTGCAGCAGCCATTAATGATGCAAGCTCACGCATAGTTTTCTTTTTACGCCTAGCCTCTCCAGATGCCTTGCCAGCTCTAGAGGCTATCTCTCTCCGTTCTTTCTCAGTTCGTTGATTAAACGGAATTAAGTTTTGCTCGTTTGCCATGCGCTATCACCCCTCTACGCAAATACCATTTCTTGTTGTATTTTTTCTTGTAATTCCCCTTTCCATCGTTATCCAGGTACCATCCTACTATCTTGTAATCAAAATACTTGAGGATAAATCTCTTAATTGCCTTTCTCATTAGTTCTCCTTTCAAACTGTGCCTACCACCCTTGTCGCGTAGGGAGAAGTCTACAGGTGGTAGGCAAATAATGTATTGGGGGGTTTTTACTCTTATATCATTTCACATAATTCGGGCACGAATCCGCCAATTAAAAAGACCGCTGGATTATTCCAACGGTCCTAAACTCACTTATTTGTATTCTTTGCTACTATGCAGATACCTAGCCATACAATAGCAATTGTTAATTTCCATCCTATCTCAATTATCATTTGCGTGCCTCCTATACTCCGTATTGCAAACCATTTAAACC